TTCTATATCCTTGCGTGATTTTTATTTTTTCTTAGAGTCAATGCCAGCACCAAGACTTCTTACAACACAAACATCTTTAAGTTATGCAATTACACTTTTATTAGATTATATTGGATTTACTAACTATACCTTTAAGCGTGTTGATGGAGAATCAGATCCAATAATTCCATATTTCTTTATTGCTCCAGATCAAAACGTTGCAGAAGTATTAAATCAGTTAGCATTAGCAACTCAAACCGCAATGTTTTTTGATGAATATAATAACTTTGTAGTAATGAGCAAAGACTATCTTATGCCTACTGAAACACAAAGAGAAACAGATTTTGTTTTATCTGGATCAAATAATCAAGCAGACACTGGAGTAATAGAAAACTCTACATCTGGAAATTTACCAAATATTATTTCAATTGCATCTAAAGATAAAAAGATATATAACGATGGAAAAATTAATTATACTGCTAGATATATTCAAAGATCTTACGGAAGCATTAAACAGTCAAGCATGGTGGATCAAGATAAAACTTGGATTTATAAGCCAGCATTACTTTGGGAAGTGTCTGGAACTGAATCAACAAAAACAGTTAACGAAATTGCATCAAAGCAGGGTAGTTATGTTTTAGGAGCCATGCCCTTAAACTCTACACTATCAGCAACACCGCCAACAGTAGTCAATCATGTTGTAACAAATAATGTATTAGATCTTGGTGAAAATATTTATTGGTTAACAAGATATAACGGATACCTTTATTCTAATGGAGAAATTATAAAGTATGATGCTGCAGAGTTTAATATAACTGGTACTGGCAATGTATGGATTAGCGATAATCAAGAGTATCAAAAATATTTTGCATCTATACCTTTTAATGGAAAAATTTACCCTACTGGTCTTGTTAGAATTTATTCAGTTCCATATTATGAAACAGTTGATGGAATTACAAGATTACAAAATGGAGAAGTTGTGGAACATGGTCGTGCTCAGTTTGGCACCACCATAACAACACATACTGCTGGTATAGATAACTATTGGTCTAACAACGACTATATACGTGGATGTAATATGCAAGCAGGATATATGTTTACAACACAACTAGATCAAGATGTTACTTATCCATCTACTACTACAGGTGCTGCAGGAGTTGATAATGTTCTTGCAAGACAAACAACTCGTAATGGAATAATTAAAAATTTAATGGCAACAAATTATTTAACAGAAACACAAGTCAATAATTTAAAAAGCACTGAAACTGGAACAATCCAATCGTCAGCACTAGTGATGAATGGTCCATCATTTAAAACTACAGATGTTCCGTTAAACTTTGTATCATATGTCTATAAACCATTAAATAATGCATATAAGCATTTTGGAACTAGACTTAGAATTATTGGTAAAATTGAAAATAATACAAGTAGGACTCAGACTCCAATAGGAAGTACAACATATTATCAGGCTTCAGGAACACAACCAGATCAAAATGTGAATATTGGTGGTGGATCTGGAGGTCTTGCTGTATTACTTAATCCAGAAACAAATAATGGATATTATTTTGAAATTATTGCTTTAACAGAAGACAACATTAATTCATATTTAAAATTAGATACAAAAGGAAATGCAGAAAAATCTATTAACAATATTGTTTTTTATAAAATTAAAAAAGACTCTTCAAATAATGATGCAATTCCAATTAAACTTTGGGGAGGTTTATCAAAAATACTTGTTGACGATGGACGTTTTACAGGACAGTATAGAATGGCTGGAGAAGAAAATCCAACAGTATATGATTTATCAGTAGAGTATCAAGACATAGGAAAAACAAGAAGATTTTATTTATACATTAATAATAAACTAATTAAAGTTGTTGATGATACAGACCCACTTCCAATTTACAACAATATGGCTTTATTTACTCGTGGCTCATCAAGAGTTATGTTTGAAAACATTTATGCTTTGTCAGAAAACTATGCTCAAAACAGTGTATTTACTGTTGGAGAAACTCTTTCTGCATCCTTATCAGATGGAAAAATTAATGCTAATGAATCTTTTAGAAAATACGCAATGAGTGGAATAGTTCAATCAACATATCTATCTGGTATTAGCACACAAGAACCACCAAAATATAATATGTATTTTGAAGAATTTGGATCTATTATGCGAGAGTGTGCATATTTTGATATTAGATATGATCGTGCATACCCAGCATTATATGCACAACTATCCCCAACGTTTAATAGAATTAAAGGATATACAACTTCTGGATTCCAAGCAGATTCTTATGGAGCAGAATTTTTAATTTTTAATGCTACTGACAAGGCTCTTAGTCTTGATGAAACAACTGGAAACTTTTTAAGAATCCAAGGTATTACTTTTACTCAAGATACAACTCATGAATTAACTGTTGATGAGTATTTTGAAAAACGTAGTAATTTTTCTGATCCAGAACTTAAAGGAAGTGCTTTAACGCTATCACCACTTGTTGAAAAGGTTAAGTATGATGAAATAAGACAAAGTAGAATGATATATGGAAAAAATGAATTTTCTATAGATAGCATATACATACAAACTCAAGATGATGCCAACGCTCTTATGGGATGGATAATTAATAAAGTTATGCATCCTAAAAAGTCTGTTGGTGTTAATTTATTTTCAATACCAACCTTGCAATTAGGAGATATTGTTACTATTGACTATAAGGATTCTACTGGTCTAGATCTTGTTGCAACAGATTCAAGTAGATTTGTTGTCTATAACATAGACTATTCTAGAGATAATAATGGACCAAACATGACTATTTATTTAAGCGAGGTGTAAAATGGGTGCATACGATGATGGTGGATTTACTAGAGCAAAGAAAGCAGCCGAAGCAGCAGGAATACCAACTAAGGCTGCAGCGTCTCCAATTAAAGTAACTGTAGAACGTGGAGACACCCTAAGTTCAATTGCTAAAGAAAATAATACAACTGTTAATGCAATTTTAGCAGCAAATCCAAAATTTACAGAACAAGCAAAATATAAAGGTGGAAACACTGTTTTTGCAGGAACTACTGTTGTAATTCCACCAAAAATTATTGCTCCAACATATTCACCAACTTCTGGTACGGTTAATACCAATACAATAGAAGGAATCAATAAGGCTTCTGGAGAAAATCCAATAGTTACTTCATCTACTCCAACAACAGATACTTCATCTACAAATAACTCAAATTCTTCTACAAATACATCAAGTGTAAATAATAATCAAACTGTTGAAACAAATAATACATTTAATACTAGTTCTGTAGATTATTCTCCACCACCAGTATCTGCTGAACCACTAACTCCAGCAACAACTGCTACAGCAACAGCAACAGTTGTTCAGCCAGTTAAAACTGCACCTATAGATACAGTTCTTTTTAATGACGACGAAGTTCCAATTGAAGTTATGACAGATTTAATATTTGAAGATATTGGTGGTCAAGAACTTATAAATATTGCTCGTAATGATATTATTAATGGTCAGCAAGTTTCATATCAACCAATTAAAAATCTTTCATCTATTCAGCAACAATATAATCCAAACAATATTCTTAGCGTTCAGTCAACATCAGATAAATATTTTGCCAATTTTCCTATCAAACTTGAAAATAAAATACCAGAGGCAGGAACTGGTCCAAACAACGTCCACGTCTACCTAGATTCAACTACTGGAAATTTGGTTATTGAGGCTGTAAATGTTGAGTCTGACGAACAAATTGAGGTAGAAATCACTGTAAGTGGTACAATATATGAAGCGGAATTTGGAGAAATAACCTCATGATTACTAATACTGGTAAAGGTATTATAGGCAAATACATGCTTGGTCAGGCTCCTGCCTATGCATCATATATTGCTATTGGGTGTGGTCCTACCCCACTAGACCTACTAGATACCCCTGGAGATTTTTCTACTAAAGGTTCTTTAGATTTTGAAATGTTTAGAATTCCTGTATCTTCTAGAGGTTTTGTAAATGAAAATGGAACCAATAAAATTGTTTTAACTGCAGAACTTCCAACAGAAGAAAGATATGAAATTACAGAAGTTGGTATATATTCAGCAGGATCAAACCCCTCTGCTGGAGCATATGATAGTAAAACTGTTTTTGCATTTACAACTGCTGAAAACTGGCAATATCATACTGCAGTTGCAGCAACAGCAATTGACTCATATTCAGCACCACTTGATTATCCTAATGATGATAATGTTATTGCAATTGTAGATCCTGTCTTTCAAACAAATGCAGATAACTCAATATTTTATAAACCATTAAGATCTGCTAGATATGAAAGATGTAGATTTTTAAATAATACAATTTTTATACAAGGTAATGATGCTAACCTAACAATTAGTGAAGATAGTGGTCCATCACTAGATCACTTTGTTGTTGAGCCAGGATCAAATCATATTCATTTAACTGGAGCAAATGTAGATTTTACAAAAAATTCTCCAATAGATGAACTTAAACTAGCCTTTTCTTTAGTCAATAAAGATGGAGATTCTGTTGCAATTCCAGATACAGTAAGAGTTCTTGTAGATTTTTCATCAACAGACGCTGGTAGTGGAGAGTTTGCAAGATTTGAAGCAGAAATAAATCATGGAACATCTGGAAATCCAGAACTAGTTCAAGACTTTGAAACAAATAGATACTTTGTTGTTACTAAACAATTACAGGAATTATACACAACTGCAAATTTTACTTGGAATGCTGTTACTGTGGTAAAAATTTATGCTTCTGTTATAGATGGTGGTACACCATCAGAAGATTACTATGTTGCGCTAGATGCAATTAGATTAGAAAATGTTGCAACTATAAACCCATTATATGGATTAACTGGATATTCTGTAATTAAAACAGATGGTGCAGAAACAATTATTAAGTCACCCAATACAAGTAATTATATTGAATTTAGATTTTCAATAGGGGTAACATAATGGCTAATGAAGTTATTAAAAAAATTAAAATTGCTCAAAATGATCTACCAACTATAAACAGTATTACTGAAAAATATGATGTTAGATATAGAGTTGTTTCTGAAGATAAAAACAGAACATCTCATTGGTCTCCAATTGTAACTCTTGACCCACAATACATATACGTTCCTGGAAACATTACAATTGTTTCTTCTGGAATAACAACAGTTGCTTGGGATTCAGTCACTGTAAAGATTGGAACACAAACAATCAGGCAGGCAAAAGATTATGATGTTTGGGTAAAGTGGAGTAAGGCTGCTGGTTTAGGGGACTGGAATTATGTTCAAAGAATCTCTGGTAATTCTATTAGTCTTGTTCATCCAACAACATTTTATATTAATGGTGTAGATCAAGTACAGGCACCAAATAGAGTAACTATTGAAATTTATTTAAAAGGTGAACCAATAACAAGAGATTCTGCAAACCTTTTAGTTTATAGTCCTGCAATGCATACGATCTAATGATATAATGGAGAGATAATGGCAAAAGTACCGCTACCAGAACGAGGACAACCACTAGATGTTACATACATCTATCAGTTGGCTGACACTATTAATGACTTGTCTACACAGGTTTCTTCAGCAACTTACAACTATACAACAGTTGATACTGTTAGTGCAGGAAAACAAAGCGTTAAAACTTCTGAGGCTAGAATGATTGGTGGGTATGTTGAAGTTGCAAATAACTCAACAGTAAGCGCAGGAAATGAAAAAACATTTTCATATGATTTCCCAAGTGATTTTAAATATCAGCCAATAGCAACAGCAACCCCAGTAAATATAGGAAATACTCCTGCTGGACAGAATGTAAACGTTATCTTAAAAACAGTAACAACATCAAGAGTAGAAGGAATTGTAAGATTTGGTGCTTCTGGAGATTTATCCTTAGCAGTCAATTTAATTATTCTTGGTATACCAAACTAATCTTAGGGGCGGGAAATGGTTTTTTGCAAAAAATGCAAAGGTCGTATGTTTGTTGATAGACAATACAGTACGAATGAACATATGGAAATTTTTTGTATGATGTGTGGATCAAGAACATTTTTTCATCCACCATCAGAAAGTGAGCAAGGTAGATGGATACTGCAAAAGGAAAAATCCAGAGCGAACAGTACAATAACGACTCTATAATAAAGGGAAATCAAAAGGTTTGGTTTCTTAATGGAGATCTTGTAAGATTGCACCATAGTTCTCGTTCTACGGGAATGGTTACCGTCTATAACATTAATAAGGATAGAATAGAAACTTGTTTGCGTTCTGACTTTAGAAGAAATAGACAAAGAGCATATACTATTGCAGAGACTGCTAAATTAGTTAATCGTCACAGAAAATATATGCCAAGTTTAATAAAACGAGGAGTGATTCCCAAGCCTGTTGGATCTAGCATTGATGGTAAGACTGGATTTCAAATTCGGGCTTATTATTCAGAAGATCACGTAAGAGAGATTCGTGCTATACTTGCAAGTATACATATAGGACAACCAAGAAAAGATGGACTAATAACAAATAATA